GTGTAACCGTCAAACACAGACATGTCTAGCGTATTGTTCTGCATGTATGACTGTATTATTTTACCAGCTACTTCTTCTTTAGGTATAGCGTGCTCGTATTGAAACTCTTTACCTAGCTGATCAAGTCCAAGCTTAGCGGCTAGCGCATTAAAGTTTTTAGGTACTCTAGACAAGTAAGCAGCTCTTCTTAATGGCGCATCCATAGACGATCCTAATGACATCACTAGCAAACCAAAATCAGCTGCATCAAAGCTATCGTCTGATTGAACTCTAGCCCAAGCGTCGTCTAATAATCTTTTTACTTCTTGTCTGGCTTCTAAAGATTTTTGTTTTCTTGTTCTAAATATATCAGCTAAGCTTTTGCTTTTTAACGAAGTAAAAAATCCTTTTGTAGATTCGGCAGGCATTTCAACAACTAGTCTAACACTAGAGCCATCAGGCTTATTTAACATGTATGTGCCTTGCTTTGGAGATGTAACTTCAAACCTAGGTAAAAGACCTTGGTTTACTAACGCTAAAAAATCTGCTTTACCAGTTGTAACTTGTTGTCTGTTTTCTCTAGCTATTTTTTTACCTTTTTTATCTAGCTTAAAGTCACCAATGTTTTTACCTTTAGGTAGCTTGTCTCCCTTCTTATATCGCTTCCACTTGCCACCGTTTTCTCCTTCCCAGTTTGGTGTATCAATTATTTCACCGCCAGCTTTTGTAACCGTTTTACTACCGTCACCTATTTTAGAAGCACCAGCATACATAGGCATTAGTTGACTAATAACTCTTGTAGCAGCTTCTTCAGGACTTGTTTCTTCGGCTAGCTTAGCTGTAGTGTTAACTAAATGAGATCTTTGTTTATTAATACCTTCAGTTTCCTTAGCTCTGTTACCAGGATTTACGGGTTTTCCGTTTTCATCTTTAGGCATTATATCCATTAAGTTTTTCTTAATGCCTTTGTTGAAGTTGTTATTAAAGAACGCATCAATAAAAAAGTCTTTAACATCTTTACCTGTAAACTCAGCAAAATTACCAAGGTCTTTTAGACTTTCGTTTACTGTATTAAAATCTTTTACAAGAGATTTAACTTCGTTTTTTATAGAGTTAATAGTTCTACTTGGAAGCGTAGACTCTGAGTATACATTGTTAAAAACGTTATCGATGCTAGCGTCACTCATGTCTGTTGTTGGTAGCGTTGCAAATACTTGTTCTATCCTATCGTTTCTACCTTCAGCAGAGTCTTTGTTGAAAGCCATTAAACCTTTACCGTCGCCCAGTCTAGCTCTTGCTGCGTCTGAAAAAGTTCCTTCTGATAAAGACTTTATTCTTAATTGTTGATTAGCTTCTAGCTGAGCCATTTGAACTATAAAAGCTCTAATAGCACCATCGCCGCTAGTTCCGCCTCTGTCAGATCCATCAGGGTTCATGTTGAATAAAGCTAAAAACTCTTCTTTAGCTATGTCAGTTCTCTTGTCTTGAGCTTTCTTTTGGCCTAACTTTTTAGAGGCGCCCTCTGCTACTTTAAGTCTAGCGCCTTCAGCATATAAATCTCCAAGCTTAGTATTAGCAGCTCCAGTAGCCTCGCCGCTTCTAGTTTGACCTTCTGCTAGTATACCTATCAAACCTTGATTTAAGTTACCATTAGCATCTATAGCTCTATCAAATATTTCTAGTTGAGCTTGTTTTCTTTGCTTAGCATTTAAGTCTTGGTTGGCTAGTATTCTTTTTGCATCAACACCGAAGTGTTTTGCTACAGCATCTAACACACCATACAAAGGGCCTGTTGGTGTAACGTCAGCTTCTTTTGTAGGATTAAATAATTTTATATTACCTTTTTTGTCTAATACTAGCTCGCCTGTTTTCTTGTCTACTCTTGTTATTTTCTTAGCGCTGTTTAAAAACTGCTTTACACCTTTGTACGTTAAGTTTTCTATTGATACGTCAGCGTCATCTAAGGCTTTGTCTATCGCGTTATTAGTTGTTTCGTTAAACTCGAATACCTCTCTAGCTTTTAACTCGTTTACAACCTCTCTAACTGCTTCTTTTCTACCAATAGATAGATCCTGCTCGTCTAGTTGTTCTAGCAAAGAATCTCTTTCACCTTGCATTAAGTCGCTAACAGTAGATCCACTGTCGCCAACCTCTCTGTCTAGTGATGTAGTGTCGGCTTGTTGCTCTGCTTTGTACTGATTTATTACGTCACCTTTAGCCCTGTATATAATCGACATACCAGCGCCGCCAGATACACCTGTTAGCCAACCAAACAAACTATTGTTTTTGTCTAGGTTGAAGTTTGTTAAAAATCTTCTACCTAACTCTTCTTTTACTTTTCTAGTAAACTCACGCAAAGCTTCAGGCGGTAGACCTCTTTTCGTCATGTCATTTTGAACCAAAGCGTCTAAAGCTCTACCTTCTACTATAGCAAAGTAAGCGTCTGTGTAATCAGGAGTAGCTGCAAAAGCGTCTTGACTTACGTGTTTAGGGCTGCCATCTTCGTTCTGTACAAACTTATCAAATGTCTGCTTCAAGTCTGGATCACTCTTAATGTTGGCATCTAAAGACTTAGAGTAAGCTCTTTCAGCTCTAGCTTCTTCTTGTTGTTGTGGTGTTTTAGCTTGCTCAACAATTAGTCCACCAGCTCCTTTAGCCATCATTCTAGTAATAGCAGCATTAGGCTTATTGTTCTTTATAGAAGTATGCATATCCTTCATAAAGTTTCTAACGTCTTGATCTGTATCAAACTTTATATCTCTACCTAAATAGTTTTGTGAAAACTGTCTAAAAAAATCTTTAAGCTTCTGTAGCGTAGAGTCGTTGAACTCTATATCCCCATCAGCAAACATCTCAGAAGCTATAGTTAGTATTTCTTCACCTCTTCTATCAGCTTTATAACCACTTATTCTTTTGTTAAACAAGGCTGCTTTGCCAGTTTTAAACGTAACACCATCGCCACTTAACATATCTATAACTCTGTCGCCTAAAGCTGTTCTAATACTTGGGTCGTTTTTCAAAGTGTTATACAACACTGCGTGAACAAACTCGTGGGCTTGTGTGTTAAACTTACCGTTTTCACCAATAGCTTCTGGGTTTAATTCTATTTGAAAACCTGTTAGCTTCATGTTTTTACCTTCACCAGTAAACGTAGGCGTCATGCCTCCATAAACCTTAGTGTTGTTTAGCATTTCTAAAGCGGACGAACCCTGGTCAGATCCTTCTTCAGCTTGCTTTAAAATTTCTTTAGCTTCAGCTATGTCTTCAGGTGTAGAGTTAGGATCGTTTATTACATCATTAGCAGCTTCTTTAAGTCCATCTTGAAACATAGAAAACTCTTCTACAGACTGCATGCTTCGACCAAACTCATCTTGAGAAAGATTTTCTTGCATTTCCTTATTACTAACCTCTTTAACAGAGATATTTAAAGGACTTCCTAACTTTTTAAGCTGAGCATTTGTTTTATCTATTAAAAGCTGTTGTTGCTTTTGGTGCTTTTTAACATCAGAAGGAGGATACTTATCTATTATATCTTGTCTAGATTTTTCGTTTTTCTTATATCTTTCGTTAAGTCTATCAAGATCTCTTTGTTTAACATCGTCTGGCGTAGTTTTATCGTTTACTATCCTGTTATATTCTGCCTGTAGTTTAGAGTTATTTTTATTTAGCTTCAACAGTTGAGACTTTTCAGAGTCGCTAAGCATATCAACTCTGTTAGCATCTATTTCTATAAGCTCTTTATTTTTATGTAGTATATCGCCTACCTCAGACTGTAAGTCCGCTACCTCTTCTTTAGATAAACTGTTTTTACCTTCGTGTAGCTGTCTTTTTATTTCTTGTAGTCTTTGGTTGTTAGCTGCCATAGCATCGCTAGCAGAAACAGATTTAAAAGGAGCCATCATGTGTTTGAATAACACCGGCGATTTAATGCTACCAGATATAGCTACACCAGAGACGAAAGACTCTGCAACATCATCAAATATAGTTACGCCTTCTTTGCCAGAAGCCATATCAAATAAGTTACCGCTCATAGTGGCAAGACTTTCAGATCCACCTTCTTCAATAAAGTCTTTACCCGTAGCTAGTAGAGATCTTTTGTTAAACACGTTTTGTCTAAGGTATCTAGACGCGCCTTCAATACCAGCTTCTCTAGCCGTTGCGACAGTTCCTCTAAGTGCTCCTTTTACATATTTAATTTGGCCAAACGTAACTCTTTCTGATAATCCTTCAGCCGTACCACTAAGCATTGAATTTGTCCACATGTTCCAAAACCCGTAGTCCGTTCCTTCAGCGCCGTCTGTGTCTTTGTAAAGAGATCGCTCTTGCTCTAGTTGATCAAACTTTTGTCCAGCAGCAGAGCCTCCCATCATTACTAAACCAGCTGTACCTCCAGTTAAAGCCATAGCTGTAAGCTGAGGTAGCTGACCACCTAGCATTGTCACAAACCACTCACCTGCGTCTGAAGAGTTTTGTATATCTCCAAAAGCTACTGGATCTTGAACTTTTTGTCTAAAGTTAGTTTGCCACTCTGATAAAACTTTTTTACCTTGTTCTCTAGCTGTTGGTGTTACTGGGTCGTTGTCCCAGTCTATACTGTCTGGAGAAGTTATTAATTTTCCAGCATTAATAAATGTTTTTATATATAGGTCAGTTATTATACCTTCTTCAATAGCCCAGTCAGATATTTCTCCAAATGGATTAACCATGTAAGCAACTTGATTTAAACCTTTTATCATATCTACAGCACCCATGAAAGCAGCGTTACCTGCTTGCGTTCCAAGTTGATGGTTCTTTTCGATAAGGGTGGAGTACATATCTAGTTGGCCTTGGTCCAAGTTAATCTCCTGCATTTGCCTATACGCTGAGCTCATAGCTTCTGATATATTTTTATTATCAGATATGTATGTATTATATTTATCTACATTACTTTGGTACTCATCTTTTAGTTTTTGTATTTCAGTATTTGCAGCATCAACCTCTTCTTCTGTTTTATATTCTTTGCTTTGTATTTCTTCTATTTTTTTTCTAATAGGAGCTGGATCAATCTTAGATTTTAAAGCTTCAGCGTCTTTTATACTATTAGAAAAAGCTTCGTTAAGCCTATCTATTCTTGAAACAACCTCTTGTTCTTGCTTGCTTAATGTTGCTAGATGATTTTCTGTTTGATCTTCAAATAATTCTTGAGTTTCAGCCTGTCTAAACCAACCACCTCCAAGATCCTCTATGTTTTGACTAATGTTTTTCTTTAGTGTTTGTTGGTTTTTTTGAGTTGTTAGTGTTGAATTAGCTAGCTCATTTACTTCCTCATCATCATCACCTATACTATTGTATATATCTTTTAAGTTAACTATTTCTCCATTAGGTGCAGTGCCTTTTTGAAGATCTTTATTTATAAAGTCAAGATTGTGGTTAGCTTTTAAAAACTTATTTAAGTCTTCTCCTTTGAACCCCATAGCTTCAGCATATCTTTCTTTAGCTATTCTAATTCTAGCGTTCGTATCTGAAAAGCCAATCAAACCGTTGTTTTGTTTTTCTAGTTCTTCTTTTAGCTTGCTAGGTCTCTTTAAATTTAGCCTTGCGTATTCTTTGTCAGCAAACGAGTTTATTAAAAGATCTCTATTTTGAAACTGTCTTTCTTTTGCAGGCACTTTCGATAGCATCTCATCAGCTTTTCTCTCTGCTTCTAATATTATTTGTTTTTCTTGCTCTTCCTCTTCGCTAGTTATGTTTTCAACATCAGCTTTTAATACTTTGTTTTGCTGTAGCTCTGTTTTAGCGTTTTGTTTGTTTTCTGCTTTTTGATTATTAGTTACACGTGTAGTTTCCGCGTTACCCTCTGCAGCTGTGTTACCTCCTCTAGTAGCGTGTTTTTTCATAAACTCGTCAACTTCACTCGCAACCCTTTTGTCCTTCTTGTTTGACCAGCCGTCTACATCAAAAGTCATGCTAGCTCCGTTCAAGGCTGTAACAGTTATTGAGTCGCTAGTGCTACTCGGGCTGCTAAAACTAAAGCCATACTCAGAATAATCTGTTACAAATCTATCTAAAGATGATTCGCCAAAACCAAAAAACCAACCGTTATCATCTGTGCCTATTAGCTCTTGTGTAACAGTAGGCATGTCGTTGCTAGCCCACTCGTTATCTTTAATTCTTTTTTCTTCAAGAATCTTAGACATGTCATCGTCGACTTTTTGAGGTTTTCCATCTTCGCCAGGTATAGTCCAACCTAGCTTGTGGTCGTATTGATAACCTTCTGGATCTATTATAGACTCGTTGTTTTCTGTTCTAGTCTTATTTAACTCTTGTATTTTCTTTAAATGAGGGTTTTGTTTTTCAAACTCAGCCTGCTCTTCTAGTATAGCTTGAGTTTCTTCATCTACGTTCGACGCCGAAGAACCATCTTCCGAGGTGGATGCCGTACCGTCTTCCGGCACAGCGGCATCCGTCTGTGTCTCGGCTTTTTTTGGTGCATACTCTGGAAAAAGTTCTGGAAAAGCTTTGTTAACTTTTTCGTAGTTAAATTTATTGTTAACAGCGGTAGTTACGTAATCTTTTATAACACTCGTGTCTACACCTTCTAGCTCTGGAAAAGCAGCTAAAACTTTATCGTAATCGTAGTCGTTAGCTACAGATGTTGTAACTAAATCTTTTAGTATTTGTTGATCCATATTATGATTTTGCTAGTCTGTTACTTCCTCCTGCCTTAGTAGAGCCTTTCATGTTTGCAGCTCTTCCTTCAAGGCCAGCTGTTTCTAAAGTTGTTGTTTCTCTTGCGTCAGAGTACTTTTTATCTTGTTGAGCTACAAATCTAAAAAAGTAGTTCTCTAATACAGATCTACCTATGTTTTCATCTTCTTGTATTTTCTTTAACATAAACTCTTTGTCTTCTGGAGATATATTGTCGTACCAGTTCGTTTCACCTTCATCAGGGCTTATGTTAAATTCATTTAACTCTTCTGGGCTTAGCAGCTCTTGATACGTTAGGTTGTCTATTTCACTAGATATATCTTCCATTACACTTCTACCAGTGCTATCAAGCTTGTCTGCAAACAAAGATTTAAAATCTTTTGTATTTAAGTTGTTGCTTATTTGTCTTTTAACATCTGCTTCATCAAAAAATCCTCCAGAACCTGCGTTATCCTTTACAGCTTTAGCCATATTGCCTATAGCTAAATCAAACTCTGAAGCTTTAGGTACAGTCATTTCTTCTAGTTCAGCTCTTGTACCAGTAAACACATCAGGCGGTCCAGCAGAACCTGCCGGCGATGGTACTTCTATTGTATATACTTTTTCGCCTTTTTCATTTGTAGATATTTGAGACTCTCCAGCGTAAAACTTTTCTAACAACGAAACTGTTCTTTGATCAGTAGCACTACTTACCGTTGATTTATTTTTTTTGGGATCCATGCTAAAGTCTTTTAACCCAGTAGCAGATTCAACGTCGCTAGCTGTTTGCGTTTTTATATCTGCAATATACATGTTAAACTCACGCGTTAAGTCAGCACGCTCTTTGTCATCTGTAGATTCTAATATCTGATTTCTAAGATCTTGAAGCTTATCATAGCCGAAGTTGTATTCATTAGTATTAGAACCAGCGTTAATAAATTCGTCTAGCTTAGTCTGAAGATTACCTTCTAACCTGTCTTGTTCTGCTTTCTGCTCTTTCTCTAAAGCTTCTTTTTCTGCAGCAGCATCGTCTAACAATTCAGTTCCTTTGTCAACAGCTAACTGTCCTAGCGTTTCGCCAAAAGTATCAGCTTTAAAAGTACCAACTCCAGCGGCCGCTTGTGAAGCCCTGTTTAATCTATTAAGTTCGTTTGCACCTAATCCTAAATTTATACCTGCGCTTTTCTTTGCCATATCTATGTTATGAAGGATCTAAGAAAGATCCTGTTAAATCTGTGCCTCCTGTAGCCAAGTTCATACCAGCGCCAGCAATATCGCCAATACCAGACATCATCATATTTTGGGCGTCTGTTACAGCTTGTTGTTGGTTAGCATAGTCGTCAGCTGCCATACCCATTAGCGATTTTGTTTTATCAGCCACCATTTGTCTAGACATAATATCACCTTCTCTTTCTAAACCTTGAAGTCTAGAAGCCTCTTTACGTTCAGCTAATTGGTTGGCTTGCTCTTGCTTACCTATAGATATAGCTGCTTTACGAGCGTTCTCAGATCCTTGATTTGCTAGTGTTTGAGCTAGAGCTGCAATACCAGATCCACCAGCCGCTCCTCTCATATCTGCTAGTATATTTGCTTGTGACTGCGCTTGTTTCTCGGCTGTGAACTGCGCTTCTTCTTGGTTGACTGTTAAATCTTCCATCGTGTTTTCCATGTTCTGATATGGGTTGGAAGTGTCTAAGTTTTTAAAAGCTTGCTTCTGAGCTTCTAACTCTGCTTGAGCTGCTGCTGCTGCCGCTTTAGCTTTCTTCTTTTGAACACCGCCTGATATAGCTTTAGCTGCACCACCTGCAACGGCTAAGCCTAATCCTACTGCTACAAATGACATATTATTTCTTTTTAGTTAATTCAACGTTTAAGCCTAGCTTTTCAGTTAGACTTTGTATTTCATCTAAGCAAACAGCTTCATCATTAAAGCTTTTTGCTATTACTTCTTCTTCTACTTCTTCTGGAGTTTTCTTGTCTGTAGCATGAACTGTTACAAACGTACAAGGCTCATGAGTATATATAACTCTTTTTGTACCTGCTTTAGTAACTCCATGGTGAGGAGCTTCGATGTCTACTATACCGTCTTCTGTAAGTATAGACATTTTGCCACTCATTAAAAAGTATGGGTGGTCAACTTTATGTATTTTAGTTACTAGTAGCATGTTAGCAGGATTATATATTTCTCTTACGTAACACCCACCAGCAAACGTATGTTTAGTTGGGTTTGCCTTGTGTAACTCTTCGCCAACCATACCACCTTCACTCTCAAGTTGCTCATGCAACTCTGTTATTTGTCTTCTATACTCTTGCTTTTTTCGTATTTCTTGAGCTATTTCCCAAGCTTCATCAAAAGTAAAAGTATGTTTTAGACCTAGCCTCTCTGTTTGTTCTATAAATTGTTTCCTTAAATCTTCTTTTGATAGTGGATTATTTATAGCTTGATCGTCTATGTGCTTCATTAAATTAAATTTACTATAATATAGTTACACTTAATTGCTACTTTCAAAAGTATCAACAGTGATATTGAATAACTCTGCAAAGTTGTTAGAGTTGTTCTTAAATCTAAACATACCGTAGTAACCTAACATCGATCCATATTCATGGCAGTTATCTTTGCTAAACAACACAAATAAAACCTCAGGTCTTTCTGGACTAGGTTTAGGTGTAGGTAATTGATTAACATATAAGTTTGTAGTAACTGTTATAGTATTATTAATTCTATCTATAGCTGTTATTTCTCCTAACTGAGTTATATCTTGCTGATTAACGTTGAAGCCGCTATTTGGTACAGCAACCACAGCGTAAGCAATATCACCTACAGATACAGAGTCTTGTATAGTATATTCAAATTGTAATGTTAGTGTAAATGGAGGAGGCATATTATGTTACTGTTATAAAATTATCTACTGCTATAGTAAAGCTTTCGTTAACTCTACCAAATCTATCTACTTTAAACAAACCTTTAACTGTTAAAGAGTTTGCTGAAAACGTAGTTGTTAAGTCGTGAAGAGAAACCCTAGCGTCAACTATAGGCTCTCGTCTAACATTTATTGTGTCTTTTTCATATTCATCGTACTGGCTAGCTAAAGGCGTTGATATATCTGTAACATTAGCGTCTCTAGACTTGCTAGCTGACTTACTGCCACCACCACCAGAAGGATCAAAAGTTCCAGTTAAAGTAAAATATTTGTAACCTGGCTGGCCGTCCATGTCTGATGATTTTAAATCAGGCTCTATACCTATGTCTCTAGGCCAAACTAAAGGAGTGTAAGCTTTTGGTTTTTTACCAGGCCTGTCTGTAAATGTTACATCGCTAGCGGCAAAAGTCCAGTTAGAAGAGTAGCTAGAACTTGTTAAAGCTAAAGTTATAGTTGTATCTATATATCTTTTAAACTCGTAGGGATTTTCTTCACTAGGAACTCCATCTGCTAACACAGTGTTGTTTTTAGGGACAACGTAAAAACTATAGTCAGTATTAACACTGATAGCTGGAAAGTTAATCGAATAAATATTTTTAGGTATATAAATAAAGTCTCCTCCTTCTAAAAGCTCTTTCTCTGTAATATCAAGTATATTCTTTAAACTATCACTAGTATTAGATCTGCTAGAGTATTTTTTATCAAAAGAACCAGTTGTAAAGCTATAATAATCGCCGGTAGTTTTATTATACAAAACTAAATCACAATCAGCGTTTTTACCTTTGTTTAGACTAACATCTGCTACTACAGGGTCTTTAGTGTCTGGAAGCTCAAAGCTTGCGTGGAAAACAACGTTACCATCATTTAAAGAAACATGATCGTTAGCATCAACGTCTCCACCGTTATTTGGATAAAAACACGAGCCGTCGTCAGATGTTGCTAGCGGGTTGTAGTTTACAGCGTTTGGATCTGTGCAACCTTTCGCTATACTACCGTGGTCTACACTTGGCTTTTTTCTATCAATGTCAAGGCGTATTTCCATGAAGTTGTTAACAACAAAGCTAGTGTGGTATACGGCCGCGTTTACAGTGCCGTCGTTGTTGTTTGTAAAAACTACTTTTGTTATTTCAGTTGCAACGTTACCACCAACCCAACCGCCTTGAGAAAACACAGCTCCACCAATAGAAAACTCTGTAAAGTCTAGCGCAGCTCCTGTAATCTCGGATATAGTTAAATTAGCTATTCCAGCTGGAACAACATCTCCTTGAAAAACGTTATAATCAAAATCTGTTACGTTACAATTATCTACAGCCATATTAATCCCAATTTTGTCCTGTTATGCTAGAGCTAAAGTCTTTTACTACAGCTCTTACTGGTTGTGGAGCCTGCTCTCCAGGGTTGCTATGTGTTATAGTAGCTTCACCTATACCTTGTACAGTAAACTCTTTTTCGTCTAGGTTATTAAAATCTGTGCAAGCTCCTCTTATATAATTGAACCATTTACCTTCTTTGTCTAAAAACTCTGGAACTTTACCATCTTGAAGGTCAGTGTTGGCGTACTCAACGTACCAACCTTCTTTTGAATTTAAGTTATAATATTGATCATCATCTACATGCCTATTTATTCTAGCTTGTGTGCCTTCGTACTTTATAGTTTGAAAGTTTTTAACAGAGCTAGGAGCATCGTTAAATAACACTTCAACATAGGAGGGAATAAATGAACTACCATAAAAAGTATTTCTACTATTGTTTATGTGGTGCTTCCATATTGAGCCATTATCAAAAGTGTAATAATCATTATTAACGCCTACACCTGTTTCAGGGTGAAAACTTTTAAAGCTAGTCCAACCTTTAACCTGCTCGTTATATGTTACTGTTGTATCTGGAAAATTACTAGCTAAAAAACCGTTAGGATAACCTTTTCGCTGCGTAGGCTTTTCATACATTGTTAAATTATAGTTATCTTTTCTTTGATCAAAAGTACCTATAAGCCTAAAGTTTTTTATAGTATTAAATGTATCTGTAAAGTAATCTTTCATACCATAGTCTGATATAGGTGTCATACCGTCTTTTGATAGTCTAAGCACCGCGCCTCTCTGCGTATCAGTAAAGTAACACCTGTATTTATCTGCCGCAAAAGATTCAGGGTTAGTAGATATACCGTAGTCTCCAGCAAAAGCTATAGCTTGACCAAGGACTCTATTAGCAGCTGTAAGTTGAGCGTTACCGCCAGATTCAAACAAAGCATCTTTGTCAGATAAAACTTTTAATACTTTATCTTCACAGAAAGTTACTATGTCAGTGTCTCTTGTAAATAGCTTCTGTATGCTTCCGTTATCAGGATCAAGATCTTTTGTTATTGGCTCAGCCTGTATAAACTGATTAAGTCTATTAACGCCAGACAGACTATTGAATATACCTGAAAATATAAAGCTTTGCGATCTTCTTTCTTCTTTATACTGCTCTGCTATAGTAGTCGATGCTTTAACGCCGTTTTGTATTGTTGGTTGATTAAAGTCATCTCTAATTCTATCTGACTCTATACCATTACCAAAAGAGTAGCAGTTGTGCCAAGGTAGTGTTATAGAGTTCCAAGAGGCATGGAACCTAGGGTTAACTCTTATAGTAGATCCAACCGAAGCTTGTGTTGCAACTAGTGTTACCTCACCACCATACCCGTCTTCAAAAAGAAGTGTATCTCCAGACGCAACCGCTTGTGCGCCTTGTACTTCTACCTCAACAAATCCTCCTCCAGCGTATTCCCCTCTCATTGCAGTAACTAATGCTGGCTGTATGGAAACATTGTCTATAGCTATTAAAGAACCAAAGTTAGGTAAGATTGCGGTCTCTGCGTTAGTCTCATCTATAACAATAGGGTACGCTCTGCTTATCTCGTAGTATATATCTAAGCCAATATCTTCTTTAGGTTTTGTTTCCCAAACAGCTGGGTTTTCACTTGAAAAACCTTCACCATCATCGAAAGGACCCATTATCTGTAAGTTGGTAGTGCTGCTACCATCGTGATTAGCGTTTCTTCTAGCGTTGTATATAGTTCTGTCTGCTACTATAGTCCACTTTTGTCTTCTGTTCCAAGACTCCCAATAGTCGCTGTCACCTAGGTGTAAATCACTTTTCTGAGCGTTAGTTATTCCCCAATGGCTGTATGAAGTTACTGTCTCATGTATTATCTGATCTGGATCATCTTGCCACCTCCATTTACAACCTGGTAAAAGTAAAAGTCTCATGAACTCATATTCGTCTGTATTACTACCTTTTCTTAAATGAACAGGGTTCATAAAATCCATTCTTGCAGGAGTTAAATCATCTTTCCAGTCTCCCGTTGGGCCAAACTCGTCATCTGGACCTATAAATCCGCCTGTAACAGATATATCCATTCTGCTACCCCATATACCCTTAGATCCGTTTTGATAACCGTTGGCACTACCGTTCCAAGGTGCTATTTCTAAAGCGCCGTTTGGACCTCCTGCCAGCGTAATTTGTTGATCAGGAGCGGTGTGCCAATCTTCAAAGTCTTGAGGGTTGAGACCGTTTTCTATAGTATGCGGGTCATGAGCCCAGCTCAAAGCCCAAGCATCATCAATAAATAGCGTAGCTTGACCACCTCTTGTAAAGTAATTGTTCCAAAACTGAAAAGCTCTGTTGTCGTTAATAAAGTCTGCTGCCGCAAATCCAGCTTGAGCTAGCGCATAAATTGGAAGAAGTAAAAGCTCCCACCACTGTGGAGCGCCTCCAGCGTCAACAGATCCTGCTGTACCCTTGTATATACCCCAGTCACCACCGTTAGATGCTGTGAAAAAATCTCCTAGCGGAGCATTTTGGTTTTGCGCAAAATCGTCTACAGTATTATTAACGTTATTAGGTTGGTTAGACACCTCTAACAAGTTGTTTGGTATTGGTAAAGTGGCGTTAGTGCTGTCTCCCCAAGTGTAGCTAGAGTTGTATGGGTGAACATGATTTAATCCAGCTATTGATCTAACGTAGCCGTTATTTGTGTTACCAAATATAGAAAAAGGAAAGCTTCCTCCACCATACCCAGCGCCTTGGTTATCTGTGTTGAGAACACCACCGCTTCCGTTAGTATGCGAGTCGTATGTGTGAAGATAACGCATGCCGTACGCTGTAACGACAACAAGGTTATCATCGTTTAAAACCATAATAAAGTTTTCTAACGTAGTATCTTTAAAAACTTTAACAAAGAATTTACCGTCAAACTCTGGCTTATCAATATACTCGTTGCGTACGATTTGTAATTGTAATCCAGGATTTCTATTTGCCCAGCTTGTGCCACAGACAGATCCAACCTCAGGTCCTAATCGTTCTTCTAAATTTATTCTATACCCGTCATTTCCAGCACCACCAAAGAAGTTACCTAGCTCTATACTAATTATATCGTAATACTGAGTGGCTAAACCTGTTATAGTTCTAAACCTAGCAGAGCACTCTGACGCTATAGCAGTTATAGGATTATTAGAGGTAGTATCAAAAGCTGTATTAAACTGATTTAGTCTTACGTAAAAAAACACTTCGTTTTGTCCCGGAAAGCCTATACCAGTACCTGTTTGTCCAAAAAAGTCGTCTAAAGTAGTTGTTCCAGCGGTAGTGGTAGATCCATTTAACAAGGTTCCTTGAACTTTTCTATCAAGCTTTATATCTTGAGGAGCTTCGTTTTCAATGGCTAGTATCTTGTATCTAGCAGGCTCTACTATAGGGGTTGGCCCATCGTGCTCTTTCTTTAATTCTAAAAATGTTTCTTCATCTACTTTGTTTCTATCTGATGAAGGAAAAGAAAGCCACAGGTTACCATCTTCAGCATTGTACCAGCGGTCCATCGCTAAATTGTAGTATTCGTTAGAAGTTTCTTTAATAAAAAACTTAAACGACTTAGCCCAAATAGGGGCGTTATTATTAATAGAAGTTACAAAACTATTAGAGTTAGCACAAAACTCTTTTGAAACTGTTATTGAACCTCCTTGCTTATCTGCTAATACTGGTGTTTCTCTACCAAACTCATCTTGTAAACAACACCTAGTTGGTAAGTTCTTTGTGTTTTTATAGATTTAGTAGGTATCTCTACCGCTAAGCTTTGATCTACATAAGACAGAGATTTTACTTTAAGATTTGCCTCTGGACTTATTAGTTTGTTAAAGGAATCTAATAAATTGTAATTTTGTAAGTAGTTAGCATATATAAGTCTATTAGCAGAAACCTCTTGAGCTTTAGCTTTTCTAGGCACATTATCCCAAGGGCGTAGCAATTGATTTGCTGGAACTACAGCGTGTATTAACTCTGATTCTATACGTAAGCTACCTCTCTCTTGAAAGTTGCTACCATCAGCTAAAACAGCATATCCAGAAAAAGGATCAGACGTAGGCCATAGTGGAGCTCCGTCTTCTAGCTTTATAGTTTTAACGGTGTAAACTGTTGTTGATTTGTCTTCTTTGTAAAGTACATCAATTTCAGTTATATCCTTAGGTCTATGACTAGGTAGAGGCGCGTAGTTTTCTACGTATAAACTTCTTAATCTATTAGCCATACCTTGATTGTAACCTTCTTTAGGATAATAATCAAAAGGCCCTGGAAGAAAAGCTACTTCAGAAAAAGGCGCAAAAGGAGAGTACTGACCGTCTACGTACTTGTATCTGTATGAAAATCTAGGAAACTTAAACTCAAACAAAGCGTCTTCTTGTTCTAGTATAACGTAAAAGCTACCTATGTTTCCTAAATCATTACTTATTGACATTATTTGTATGTCGTAAGTGTCGTTACTTATCTTATTAAATATTTGAGCTCTAATGTCAAAGTCTGTAAAAGCCGTTGGATCTTGACTCAACTCAGATGTCATTAATATAAAATCTCCTTCAAAGTAAGATACGTCGTCGTCAAAAGTAACATTACTTATTATAGTACCAGTGCCAACTACGTTAGTTGGAAACTGTACAGACGCAGCGCCAAAAGGACCTATTGGTGTAACAAAAGGATTGTTTTGATTAAAAGTGTTACCACCACCTACGTTTACAATGTTTACGCCTGGATTAAATTGAGTTGCTACTGGTAAAGGTCTATCATCATTAGTAGAAGACATCCTTAACGTTGGTGGAGTTAAAGGACTTTTTCTTATAGTAGTATTATTTTCTAACTCAGAATATACTGGAACATCAATGTTTATTTGATCAAAATATTTTACTATTTCAAGTCCATCATTAACAAAAGATCCATCAATTTTTTTACTAACTAGCCTGGTGTGATGCTCAGAAGAGTTTCCAGCGCCAGCTGTATTTAAAATGTCGTCATCAGAACCTGTTCCAAGTATAGATCTTTTTATGTTTATAGTTTTAGGCTCACTTACATCATCAGTATACATCAACAAGTCTTCAACAATGTTTATAGCTGTAATATCTGTAAATTTGTTAAACCCTAAAACACTTGTGTTAGCTATTGTTTGTTGACCTAAAGCTATAGACGCGTTGTCAACACCGTGTAGCAAGTCGTTACCAACAACATTTTTTATTTCATAACCACTAACTTTCATGCCGGGTCTAATACCTGCACTACTAGAAACTTGGACTGCTGGAGCTGGTGTAGCAAAAACTGGCGCACCCACAGTGTTTGTAGAAACTATATCTGTTGTAACTCTATATATATCTACAAAAACAAACGTAAAGTTGTTTTCATCTATGTCGTATTTTACAATATAGTTTTTAGTTATTCTGTTACCGCCAGCATGTGTAAACTCATTACCAGCTACTAAGTAATATATGCAGTTAACCTCATTGTCTACTATAGAGCCAACACAATAACCACCTTCTGGTATTAAGTTTGTGGATAGCTCTACGTTACCTAATATATTTTCTAGCGAACCTACGTTACTACTATCTGAAGTAGAAACTTGTATGTTCATTGCGTCTCTATATTGACCAGCTGGAACAAGGCGCTCATCAAGGTCCTTGTTCATTTTACCTTGTGCAAAATTTCTATTAAATTCTGGCATATCTTATTTTATCCATTTAGATTTGTTTCTCATCACTTGCATAAACTCTGTTATCTTGTAGTTAGACAATCGTAGCTTAGCTTTTCTAAGTTCAGCAAATCTTTCTTTTTTTAACATCTGTATTGTTGCGGGACTATAGTTTGATCCTGTTGACACTATATAGTACGCTACGCACTTGTACCAAGCTTCTTCAGCAAACTTATGTATGACGTTATCTTTTATTTTATCAGGCTCTCCAGAGTCATTGCCAGTACCATCTGTAACATAGTCTAGTATTATGTTTGATCCAACTAAGCCTGACCCAAAATATAACCTTCCTCTAGCGTGGTCAAAATAGTAGCTACCGTTTATCTGCGCGTGTTCAGGTGACAATCCATATCTTTGCCCCAAAGCAAACTCAGAGTGTCCATCGTTATAATTGAAGTCGGCTACTTGATCTTCGTGGCTGGCTGTAGTTTGAAAATTACTTGTTATTACAGCGTGTTCTTCTGGTATCTCTTGAGCAAATGGTCTACCTAAGGCATTTATACCGTTTACGTCCCACCATATATCATTTTCTTTTGGATCATCTGTTTTAGTTGCTGGCCTGTAAGGATTTTGAGTTTCTCTAACAGGATATAGTGGATGCTTAATACCAGAGCCGTCGCTGTAGAAAACGTTTGTATAACCTACAAAGTCATGAGGCAAAGGTATGTGCATTCTATTATCTAGTGTAAACTCCCAAGTCTTTTTAGATCTTAAAATATCGTAATTCATTTCTTGCATAGCTCTACGGCCAAAAAAGAAAACGTCTGATCTATCAGCTTTAGATATTATTTTATTCTCACCAACATACATAGCTAAAAACGTGTTTACCAAAGCTGTTAAGATTTGATATTGAAAAGTTCCGTAATTAGCCGGATTATTGTAGTAGTTAGCTACCTGTTGTGGAGTGTGTTGTGCCATTATGATTTTTCATTATTGCTTTGCTCTACAACTTCAGCTTTAGCTAAACTTGCTAGACCAGGCTTGTTAATAGTTATACCACCTAGTTGTAGTATTCTATATACTAAGTTAGTTTCTTCAGAGGGATGTAAGTCAAAGTCTGTAGCTCCGTTAGCGTTGTATAAAGCTTTTTCGTTTACAACAACATAATCCCAGTTAACTTTTATAGGCATACGTATAAAATCTATTTGTATAACGCCTCCAAAAAGTCCAGACTGATTGTAGCACCTAATAAAGTTATCTGAGCCTGAATTATAAGCGCTTAAAGGAGGAGGGTTTGTAACCCCTGCCGCGGTAGGACCAAAAGATCTAATGTAAACTGGAGATCCACTGTGAACTTGAGCGGCGTAAACACCTCTTGTCTGATCACGATATTTTTTATTTGTAGTTTGCTGTGCGTTAGCGTTGTTAAACTTTACTCCAACTAACCTATACATTGTTTTGTCGTTAGGCAATATGTGGCCATACGTGCTACCTACAATAGGTTGCCCTGTCTCTGGATCTATTAAAAAAGCTGCGGCTACTGGATGATCGTGAACTTCAAACCTACTTATCTTATCTTCTATGTAATCTACAGAATCTGAAAAGTTAGAGTTATTCCCAGGATTTCTAAGATATTGATTCAAGTGATGAAAATACTCTTCAAATATTTCCATCTGAGCTTGGTTAGCAAACAGGTTGTATTCCTGTGGAGTTATGTAACCTCGTTGTTCTTTATTTGCTAATGCTAGTACACGTTGATATACTGTATCTACACTTACCATTTAATTATCTTTTATAGTTAAGTAACCACCCCCGAAGAGTGGTTACTCTTCTATAAAGTAATTACATACTTAGTTGCTTTTCTATATTAGAATACACTTCCATACCTTCGTCTGTTTTAAACCAAGCGGCTAAAGCAGAATACGGATGCTCATCAAAAGGAATAGTCATTAGTTTTCTATCGTTTGATCCCCAATTAAAATTTCTTTGATCAGTTGATAGTTTTATAATTCCTAGTTCAGTAGCTTTAATACCAAAGTTTCTAAGCTCTACGTTTTCATCTTGAACTAGCTCTAAGAACAAACCTGGGTTTCTTCTTGCAAATACTAGACAATCTCGTTTTAATTCCTTAGAACTCATCTCTGATACCTTAGAACCTAATTCTACTCGCATTATAGCTTCCATCTTGTCAATGTCTAGTGTTCTAGCTAAAACTAAAGCGTCAGCTTCCATTTCTAAGTAGTCTAGCTCAGTAGCTGCTATTTCTACAGGCTTGTGCTCGTAAAAAAGTTTATCACGCATTGGGTGATATAGAGATAATAGCTTTTGTAAAGTTGCTTTTTCTCTTGGAACGTATAGCGCTCCATTTCTAAATATAATGTGAGCTAGCCTTTGATCGCCTTGCATTTCGTCTACAAAAACAGTTCTTTGATTTTCACAATACTTTAACTCTCTTTCGTATCCTAATTTTTCGTCAAAGTAATATATACCTGAAGACTTCATTGAATAAGATAAAGCTGATCTACTTTGTTTTAAATAATAAACTCTATCTTTTATTTCCCAAGTAGGTTTTTTAGGCTGCGGCTTAACAGCCACTTCTACCATTTCATTTGTAGCTTTAATTTCTGGCTGTGCTACCTCAGCTTTTTTTGTTTGCTTTTTTGCCATGATATAATATAATAAAAAATTAAAAAAAAGATCGGAGCCGAAGCCCCGACCTAATTAATATGCTTACTTCATTAACATGAAGTTGTTAGCACCTTGAACAACTAAACATCTTTCAGATAGATAGTTTACTTGCATTGCATCAAGATCAGAAGTGATGTTTCCACCAACAGATCCAGTGATCCAAGTTTTCATTTTTCTATCGTCCATTTGAGAAGCTCTATAACGTACGTGTAAGAACGGACGCTTTAAGTTTCTACCTAATGTTTGGTCGTATACAGTTGATACACCAGCAGGAATAACAACCCCACGGATACCAAAGCCTGCAGCTCTATCGTTGATAGATCCACGAGTAGCTTTATCGTTTAAGTATCGCATGTCAGACTTATAGAAGTCGTAAGAACCTCTTCGGAATCCAGAGAAACCTAAGTTCAACGCCATATCTTCGTCATTGTTAAATACTCCGTAAGAAGTACCACCAGCACCGTAAGAGTTCATTGAAGCTAACATATCGTCGATAGCTAAGCTAGTCGCACGGTTAACAAACAACATGTTCTCTTCAATAGCACCTTGCTTATCAAACTCTGCTAAGATAGCGTCAAACTCTGCTAAGTCAGTAGCAGCGTTAACACCAGTAACACCAGTAGTAACGTTACCACGAGTCTCAATAGCAGCGAATAAACCTTCAGTACCGTAAGACTCACCAGCTCCGTTAAGTAAAGCTTCGTTAACGTTGTTAGCAACGTCAACACCTTTAACAGCTTCCATCATAGTCATCTCTAAGTAATCAGTGAAGCGAGAGCGAGTATCGCCTTCAGCTTTTAAATACCATAAGTAACCATTTTGTCCGTCTTCACCAGCGATTTCTACCCAACCGATTTGAGATACATCAGATCCGTTGATCTCGTAGTAATCTTTCATGATGATAGGCTTGTTGCTAAAAGATTTGTGCTGTGGCTCTACAGCCTTAGCACCTTCAGCAGCTGATCCTTGGCCAGCTGTTCCTTTACCAAACTCAGAACCATATACTAATACCGTACAAGCTACAGTGCCAGTAGAAAAAGCAGCGGCGTCGTTAATGTTTTCCTTTTCGTAAGGCTTAACGGTAACTTTGTCAGCCGTACCAACTAAAGCGTCAGTAACTAAACACTTGATTACACCTTCAGAAGTAGCAACGATAACTTGATCGTTTAATCTAATACCGTGAGTAGTAGTTAAATCGTTTCCGTCAATATCTTTTAGGATAGCTAACTCACCAGTGTCAGTATTAATTGTACCCGTGTAAGATAAGTGAAGTCTACCTTGCTCTGTCCAAATAACTTGGTCAGAAGTCATAGACTCTTCAGCACCTACTTGAGATAAGAAACCTGAAATAGTTCTTGGTCCGAACACTTCAGCTTCAGCTTCAATTAGGTCTGGTAAATACTGCTGCGCCCAGTCGTTGCCAGCGCCGCTCGTAAAGTCAATGTAGTTTGAAGACAATGTAGCTCTCACTGGAGCGGCTACACTATTTAAACTACCTGTAGTCCCGGAATGCCCAGGACCTGGATTTGTAATTGCCATTTTTAATTAGTTTTAAATGGATTAATAATTTATTTTCTACCTCGTTTGATTTTAACTTTAAAGTCTGAAGTAGACTCTCCACTTAATACTCTATATGTAGCGCCTCCAACTTTAACTTCTCTGTTAGTTTGTCTTGGATCCATATTAATGTTCTTAGACTTTTCAACAGAAGTTTTTAAAGCGTCAGCTTTACCTTGTTCGTAAAAGTGTTGAGCTATAGCGTCTGCGTTCATAGCGGTATATAAACCTTTATGATAACCCGCGGCGTCTTCCATTGATCCCTCTTTATTCAAAAACTTTTTGATAAAGTTACCAATATCGCTTTGAGTTTCTTTAACACTATCAACGTTTTTAACATTAAACCTAAACTTCTTTTCTCCTAAGTTATATTCAAAACCTTTGAATTTATCAGAGAAAAGACTAGATGTCTTTTTGTTAAACACGTTCTGGTTGCGCTCTTGCGTTTGCTTAGCGCTTTCAGACTCTTTGTTATATCTGTTAAAGAAATCAATTGCTTTCTGTTGCTCTGTAGTGAGCTTCGATCCAGCTTTGATCTCTTCGTAATATTTAGACTTTTGCCTGTCTAAGTAGGCTTTAGCCTCGGCAACTTGCTCTTTGAGGGCTATTTTCTTTCTTCTAATATCTTTGTCATCATCAACCTCTTCATCATAGCTAAAGGTTTCGTCCATTAAGAACTTTCTTTCTTCAACATCTAAATGAGGTTTTGTAATTTTGTAGTACTCTTCTAGCGCTGTTAAATTATCCATTTGACTGTAGTCTTGGTTTAATCTAACATAGTCTTCAACAGTACCACCTGTTTCGTTTATAAACTCAACTAGCTTTTCAACGTTTTCAGGAAGCTCTACAGTTGGCTTTTCTTCTGCCACTGTTTCTTCTGCAGTCTCCTCGTTGTCCTCTTGAGGCTCTTCTTCTGTAACCTCTTCTAATACTGGAGTTTCTTGTGCTTCACTTTCCGCCTGTACTTCTTCTTGTTTCGGTGCGGCGTCGGTAGCTTCATCGCTTCCAACCACTCCTGTGTCGTCAGTTGTACCTTCTTCAGCATCGTCCTTTTTGTTTAAGTCTACCTTGTGAACTGTTTCTTTTGGCTTCTCTTTCAAGCTTACCTTAGTTACTTTTTCTTCTTGTACTTCTTTTGTTTCTTCCATAATATAAAATATAATAATTAAAACTGATTCATATTCAAGCCAGTACCTAATTCATCATTACCTGCTGACTCAAACTTTTTACTCGCCGCTACTTGCCTCTTGTCTTCTATTTGATTTTTAGACTCAGCTTCTAGCGTTCTTAACTTCATGTTGTATTGATACTCTGCTTCCATTAATTCTTTTTTAATGTCAGCTTCTTGCCTTAAGTTGTTTGATTTAAAACCTGCTTTAGCCTCCTCTAACTGTATTTGACTTTGAGTTATAGCTTGTTGCTTTTGCATTTCAGCTTGCGCTTGTGCTTGAGCTGTTTGCTGTTGAGCTTGTTGTTGCGCTTGTATGTTCTGCTGTTGCATTGCTTGCTCTTGCTCCATCTTCTTCTTTTCTTTTATTTTAAGAAGTTCGTTTGCAAGCTTTACATTTTTAGTAGCTCTAATATCTATTGCGTCAGATAATCTTATTATCTTTTGAGCTAAAGCCATTTGTATATTATTTTCTAGCAACTGTCGCTCTTCTTCATCTGGCGCCAACTCTATAAATATACCAAAGTCATAAAGATAAAGCTCAGACATTTCTTCTAAAGTAGCTACGTTATGTACACCTATCTGCTGTAAGAAAGCATCTCGCGTTGGAGAAAACTCTAATATATCAGATATACGTAAAGATATTTGTTCTGCAATGTCAGCTGTTAAAAATAAACCTGCTTGAAGTATATGTCTTGTAGCTGTATTGCTATTTGCGGCTGCTAATTTTTGAACACCAACCAAAGCGTTTCTATCTGGCGTGCTACCATCTCTAGCTTCATTTAATCCGGTTACATCACGGATCATCTGCATGTAGTAGTTGTAGTTTGCTATAAGCGTTTGCATTTTAGCTCCAGCACCTTTACCGTTTGATATTTCTTGTATAGGAACTTTGCCTGGGTTTGGATCACCATCAGCGGTAAACGATCTACCAATTATACTACCAGTTTGGAAGAACATGTTTAGCGCTTCCTGTGGATTATAATTTGTACCGTTACCCAAGTCTATTTCAGCTAAGCCATCAGCATCTAAGTAAACACCATCGGGTACCATACGTGCCATAACTTGTTGTAGCTTCAAGTGTGTAAGCTGTATCATATCTGCAAAACCAGTGATACGGCTAACGATACTTTCTATTCTACCTTGATACATACGCGGAGCTACGATGCTATAGTTCATCTTAACTTTGCTCATGTCGCTTTTTGGTCTGATCATATTTTCAGCCATCTCCCATTTTAAAAGTTTGTCAGAACCAATAATCATAGCTCCTTCATATAAAACTTCTATTTGTCTTGAAAGTTTAGCAAAGCCACCTTGCATGTCTGTAGGTGGATCAAAAGTGTCGTCTTTTTCTATAGCTTTCTCTCCACCTGTTGAGGTTTCCTTTAGCTTGTAAACCTCGTTCATATAAGTTTTCCAGTTAAAGTATAATACTTCAACTTGATTTATATCTTGATCTCTTCTACCTTTATTGTACTCGTAAGTTCTACTGTTATTATATTGCTGTATCTCTTCAAGATCTTCTTGGCTTAAGTGTGGAAACTGTTTTACCAACTCGTTAATTGGAATTGTTTTAACTTCACCAACATAGTACACATCATCAAAATATGGAGACTCTGTGTAAGAGTGAACAATTCTATCAGGGTCAACATAGTCTATAGTTACTCCTTCAGAATTTGTATAGTTAGTTTTTACAGCGGCCATACCTAAAACTGTTAAGTCATAGTAAAGCCTTTTTTTAGTAAGTTCGTAATCGTTACCTTCTAGCAATACATTTATAGCTTGCTCTTCTGCTAGCTCAGTAGCTTGCTTGTAGGTTAGCTGCATGTGTAACTCTAACTCTTCTTCTGTCTCAGGTAAAGTTTCAGGATCGTTTTCTGCAAAGTCCATGTTCAACTGTTGCTTAGCTACAGCGTCGAACTCTTTCATTTTCATGTCACGAAGAACACTCTCCATGTATTCTGTTCTTTTTGCTACACCGTACGGGTCTTGAGAAAATACTTTTATATCGTAATTTCTTTCAGCCATACCGTTAACAACAATATCTACAAATTTAGGAACAACTGGAACCGGCTTCCAGTCCAAGTTTAAATAGCTTAAGTCACCATTTATAGATAACTCGTTTTTATATTTCTGTACAGACTGTTCGCCTCTAGCATATAATCTTAAGTTGTGGAAGTTGTTTTTGTTACTATAAAACCTTCCGTTGCCACGTATGTTTCCGTCTTCATTTCTATCAAACCACTCGCTTTCTATAGCTTGTGCAACTTTTAGACCGTAGTCATAGCTTATTTTTTCTATATCAGGTACTACCTGACTTGGAAAATTGTTAGTGTTTCTGTAAGCCATATTTAATTTTTAATTATTTTAGAGTTTACACCATCGTTACTATATTTAGAAAACGAAAAGCCTAATGGTTTTCTTTTTCTTTCTTTTACTGGTCTATACAAGTGTCTATTGCAAGCCATAACAGCTAGCCCAGAACTTATTGCGGCATCAAACTTAGTTCTTTTATTTATATCGAACTTAGCCCAGTCGTTTAATGTTTCGTTAAAATACATTGTTCCATAAGTGCCATCTTCCATTAACCCAACGTGATCGTTGATATACATTTCAATAGCAGCAGCATGAGCTTGTTTAATATCTTCACTAGAGTTTGGTATACCACCTATTTCTTTTTCAGTAATAGATAATTTATTCCAAACTTTATCTGGTCTGTTCATACTGAATCCTCTATATCCTCTACGCTTTAGATGATACAGTAATCTTGGTTTATTGTTTTCTGCGAGCAATGGCATGCCGTAGAACACTAACGCCATTAGCACATCTTCAAAAAATATTTCAGCGGTTTGTGGTCTTGCTATGTATTCTAGAAAAAAAGTATTTGCTGGAGCTGACTCCATGCTAAACTTAGTTAGTCCATGAAGAGATCCGTTGGATCCTCTACCGTCAACAGTACCGCTAATATCATAGCTATCGCAGCCAAAAGCGCCCATGTGTTCGTTTGCAGGATACTTAATTCCATTTTTAATTATAACATTATTCTGCAAGTTAAAATCCGGAACCCAACTAACTTTAAATCTACCGTTAGGATCTGGAGTAAAAACTACAGATGTATCTTTTATGCCGTTTACCCACTGAAAATTACCAGTGTTTAAAACTGCTGAGCTAGTTACACCTTCGTTGTAATCTATTTGCTCATATATTTTCACAAGATTAAAAAGACTATTTTTTGTCTCATCTCTAAACGCGTGCTCTTCAGTTCTTGGAAACTGTCTATAAAACTCGTTTAAAGCGTCTTGATCTCCTTTTAAACCTTCAACTTCATTTTCCCAATGCGATATAACACCTACGTCTATTAGTTCGCCATGTGGTCCTCGTACATCATGACTTGGGCTATCAAAAACAGGTTGTCCGTATTCGTCAATAAATCCTTCAAAGTTCCATTCCATTGGGATAAACAAAGAATATAAACCAGACTTTGTTTGTCCATTACGGTTTCTGTTTGTAGCATTTGAGTCATTGTAAAGCTTTTTAAAATTATCACCACCTTTATCTAACGAGTTAGACGTTGATCCCATCATGCATTTACCAACTATACGAGCACCTAGCCTTAAACAAGTTTTAGTTACTCGCCAGTTGTTTAGAATATTATCAGGCCTCTCCCACTTACCACTTTCATCGTGTACTAGTAGATTAAGCTTCTCTCCATCATAGCTGTTATCACCTGTGTTTTTCCAATCAATAGTAGTGTCAAGTCCAACCAGCTCTTCCTGCTTTTCGTTTGCAGTAATTTTTTTACGCGTAAACTTACTTGCAGGAACCCTATAAGCAAGTTCACTTTTAGGTCTGTCCATACCGTCTTGTATCGGTTTA